AGAACACGCAGGATAAGCGGCGGCTTGCCGTCCGCTTCATCCGCTGGTTCTGTGAGCGTAGAGCAAGGAATTGACGATGCAGACAACAAGGCGATGGACTTCCGCTAAGAGCAAACGGCTTCCAGCATTGATGCGGTCGGTGTTGGTCAGGATAAAGTCCGCATGGGGCGAGCCTGACGAACGAACGACGATCGGCTGGCGAGTTGAGCGAGGGACATGGTATGCACTGACTGGGGACGGGTCTGACATTGAAAAGGTCACCCACTGGATGCCGCTCCCGGCCCCGCCCGAAACGAGCAAGTAGCCACAGAACCACTGTTTCTGTTGTTCTTGATAATCCCCGCCCCGCCGGATAACGCGCCGACGATTCGCGCCGCTTGGCCGCGCCACGACGCGAGCCGCTCTTACGGGGCGCGATAACGCCGCGCAAAATAAATAGACAAAAACCACTATTGACCGCTAGGCTACTAGACCCCACATTACGCACTCAAGGAAGGAGCACCGCCATGAAGGTTGACGTGAAAAAGCTGTTCGCACTGTGGCAGACCGAGAAGACCACCACCGAAATCTCGTCGGAGCTGGGGATCACGAAGTCGGCGCTCTACAGCGTGGCCCGACGGTATGCCCTGCCGCGGAGGACGGCGCTTGTGAAGCGGTCGCCGGATCGTGTGACCGACCCCACCCCCGAAGAGCTGGAAGAAAAGGCGGCGGAAATTCGCCGCGGGTGGTCAAGGGAAGAACGCGAGAAGCGGATGGTCGGGCCGGGGCGGCGTCGGTGGACGATCCCCCAGTTCGCGTTCAATCACAACGGGGTGCTCGTGGAGCGTTGAAGCCGCCGCTCGAGAAGACCATCGTCGCCAAGGGGCTGGCGGTGGCGAAGCAGCTTGGGTGGTGGGTGGTCAAGATTCACGGCGGCCCGTTCCAGCTCTCCGGCCTGCCCGACGTGCTGGCGATCAAGGGCGGTCGGGCGGCGTGGATGGAGTTCAAACGCCCAGGCTGCGAGCCGACGAAAATTCAACAGCACCGGATGCGGGAACTGGCCCTCGCCGGCTGCGACGTGACGGTGTGCTGTTCGCCGTCCGAGGTTCGGGATTTCCTCCTACAGTGCGAGGCGAAGCATGAGTGAAGAGTGGCTGGAAGAGTTTCGCGAGGCCGCCGTTGCCGGCCCCTGCCGCGTGGCGATCGACATCGGCGCGAACGTCGGCGAGTGGACGCGGTGGCTGGCCGCCAGGTTCGACCATGTGATCGCCGTCGAGCCTGACCCCAGAGCACTGGCCGAGCTGCGGCAGTCGCTCCCGCCCAACGTCCATCTCATGGAGGTCGCTGCCGGCGAGAGGCACGGCGTGGCTGATTTTCGCCTGCGGCCAGAATCGACGCAGTCATCGACACTTCTGGAGCATCCGATTGGGGCCGGCGACCAAGCCGAAGCCCCCGTTGTTCAGACCATCGGCGTCACGACGGTGACGCTGGACTTCCTGCGGTTCGTGGCGCGGGACCGCTTCGGGTGCGAGGAAATCGACTTTGTGAAGATCGACGTCGAGGGGTCGGAGGCCGCGGTGCTGGCCGGCGCCACGCCGGAGGCGTTCGCTGAGACGCGGTGGCTCATCGAGGTTCACGACACGCAGACCGCCGTCGGCGAGCAGTTGCGGCGGCTGGGCCGCGAGGACATCGAAATCATGCCGCACCCTGCACCGGAGGCACACCCGCAACATTTCTGGGTTTTCTCCCGTGCGACCTGAAGACATTTGGCATATCGAGCAGAAGTATCGCGAGTCTTTCGACAAGCGGACGCGAGCCGGCGTGCTCGAGGCCGCCAGGTCGAAGGTCGCCATCGTGGCGATCGCGCGGACGGCGATGCCGTACCTGGAGAACACGCTCACGCTTATAGACGAGTTGGCCGGGAGGTTCCGCCAAGCCGTGATGTACGTCTACGAGAATGACTCGGCCGACAACACCGCCGAGGTGCTGGACGATTTCGCGATCCGGCAGTGGGTGACCGTCGAGCACGCCACGCTAGACCGCGAGGACTACCGTGGGTTTGAGCCGGAGCGGACGGTGCGGCTGGCCGAGTATCGCAACCGCTGCCGCGACTGGGTGGAGGGGAACGCACCAGACGCGGACTACGTCTGCGTGCTGGACGTCGATCCGCAGGGCGGGTTCTCGGTGGACGGGGTCTTTAACTCCATCGGATGGCTGCTGGAGAAGTCGGATCAGGCGTGCGGCCCGTTGTATCCCGGAGGCATGGCGAGCTACTCGCTCTTTCTGCGAAAGGACGAGAGCGGTGTGCTGGGGATGGCGCAGTATGACTCGTGGGCTGCGCGTTTGAACTGGTGGGAGGATCGGAAGAATCCGCAGTGGTTCCATCTGTTCCTGCCGCCCCCGGCCTCGCCGCCGATCCGGTTCAACAGCGTCTTCGGCGGCTTGGCGGTCTACACCCGCAAAGCGTATCTGGCGGGCAGATACTCCGGCACGGGCGTGGACGGCACGCCGGACTGCGAGCACGTCGCCTACCACCACGAACTGAGCAAGGCCGGTTATCAGATGTTCTTAAACCCCGGCTCGCGGTACATCTCGATCCTGCCATGAAACTGACGCCCAACCAGAAGCGCGCCCTCCGGCACCTCTGGAAGGGCGAGCTGACGTTCAACGAGATCGCCGAGGAGATGGAGTTCTCGCCAGAGCAGTTGGAGGCGGTCGCCAAGTCGATGGGCCTGCCGCAGCGGGTCGATCCAGAGACGTACCTGCCGTCGCGAGAAGAGATACGAATGGCGGCGGCAATGATCCGTTCGGAGTGGTCGCAGGCGGAGCGGGAAGCCCGCCTCGCGTCTGCATGGTCTGGTAGACTGAATAACGCTACCGGAGGCGACACAAATGCTGGCGGAGTTGCGTCTCGTCGTGGCTGCGAAGGAGGCGAGACTGCTCGTCCGGCACGGTGATGACGTTGTTGAGGACGAAGTGTGGAAGTATTCGGCACCTCTTGCCAGAGAAGAGGCACGCGCCCTGGTGACCACGGCGTTCGACGACCTTTACGACATGATGCAGCACGTCGTCCACGGCGATGATTGAAGACGCAGACATCGAACGGTCGGACTTGGATCGTCGCACTGGCGATGACACGCCGCCGTTGTTCAACAAGGTTCGCGACGAACCCTATCGCCGCGGCACGATCACCAGCGTCGGCAGAACCGCAAGCGAGATGTACCAGCGATTCGTGAATAAGCACAAGGAGGTTCGCGATGGAAAATGAGGAACTCTACGGGGCGTCGATGCCGCTGCTCGACAAGCTCAAGCTGTTCGCTGAGTGGGCGCCGCTGATCGGCCGGCTTCAAGTGGTCATGGACGCCAAGACCCCGCACGACCAGGCGGTCGCGATCTGCGAGGCGCTCAAGTGGGCGGCCGGCAAAACTTCGACCAGCCTGGACGACGAGGCGCTGGATCACGTCGAGCAGGTGCTGAAGACCCCCGAGGGTCAGGCCGCGTTCGATTGGGTGGTCAGGATCGTCGGGGGTGTCGCATGAGCCTGGACATCGCCGTTGGCGTGCTGGGTACGGTGGCGGCCATCGCGGTGGCGGCGCTGCCCAAGGCGGCATCGCTCCTGCGGTCAATCCCGTCGCCAATCAAGCCGGCACCGGCAGTGGTCACCTATCAAGACGCCATGCTGGCGCTGGCCCGCGTGCGAGCGCGGTTGTCGGCGACTGGCGGCGTGTCGGCCGAGGCGGCGAAGGCGATCGAGGCGATCACGCACGACTTGGTTGAAAGCAGCGAAAAGTGATCAAGGCGAGGTACATCGTGGCAGCGGTCATCCTGTTTTTTGCATGGCGGGGGTCGGCGCTGCGTTGGGAGTGGCCGCCGGCACCGATTGAGAAGATCGTCGCACCGCAGCCCGACAAGGCGATGCTCGAGTGGGCCGCTCCGGTTCGCGATTACCTGCCCAAGATGACGCCGCACGATCGGCGGTATCTCGCTCATTTCTACGACGCGCTGGCGTTCGTGCTTCTGCGGGACGGTGATCGGGAGAAGCCTATCATCACCGACACCGACAAGTTCGAGGCGTTCCACGGCGGTAGTTTGCGGCTGGCCGTCGATAGGAAGGACGTCGGCAAGTACGGCGACCTCGGCGCCGCTATCGATCAAGTCTTTCTGAGTGCCGTCGGGCCGGAGACGGCCCCGCTTGACAAGGAGAAGCGCGCTCGCCTGGTCGCCGCCTGCGGCGTGCTGGCGTGGGCGTTCACGATCAATGGCGAGTAGCTTCGACCCCAAGAAAGCCTACGACCTCGGACTGATCGGCGCGGTGCAAGACCCTCGCTCCGACGAGGTGTTCGCCGACTACATTCTGCGCCGCGGCGGCAACCCCATCGGCGAGGAAGTCGCCCACGAGTGGGAGTTCGCGGGGGCCGGCGAAGGGAAGCTGACGCTCCTCTTCCCCGCGGTCGAGCAAGTGTTCCCCGGCTGCTACCCCGGCTCCGCTCAGGTTCGCGGCGACTGCGTTTCAAGAGCAACGGGTAACTGCGTGCTCTCGTCGCTCGGAATGGAAATCTACAGCCGCGTGCCGGACGAGGTGACCAAGGTGATCGAGGGCGCCCCGGAGCTGCCGTCGGAAGGCGTCATCGAGGGTGTTGTCTCGAGCGAGAGCCTGTGGGCGTGGCGCGGGTACGACGGCGACGGGTGGATCGGGTCGGAGTCGGCGAAGGTAGCGAGCGAGCGTGGCTTCCTGCTGCGGAAGCCCTACCCCGACTTGAAGATCGACCTGACGCACTACACCGAAGAAAACACGAACCTGGGCGGCTCCCGGCCGCCGTCGGACAAGTGGCTCGCTGAGTCGAAGCAGCACGTCGCCCGCACGGCCACGTTCTTGAAGGGCCGCGAGCAGGTGCGCGATTTTCTCGCGGCCGGTTTCGGCGTTTTCAACACCTCGTCGCTCGGCTTCTCATCCGTTCGTGACGAGAACGGCGTCAGCAAGCAGGATCGAACGTGGCAGCATGCGCAGCTTTGGCTCGGCTACGATGATCGGCCGGAGACAGTGAAGCGGTACGGGCAGGCTCTTGTGTGCTGGCTCAACTCCTGGGGCGGGGCGTGGAACCGCGGCCCGCGCCGGATCATGGGGACGAGCATCGACATCCCTGAGGGCGCGTACTGGGCCTTGGCCGACACGATTGACCGCTGCACCTGCATCGCGCTCTCGTCGGTGGCTGGCTGGCCCCGGCGGAAGCACACGACCTTCGGCGCCACGGGGAACGTCTGATGCGCTGGCTCCTCGTGCTCGTACTCGCGTCGGGGTGCTCGTCATCGGTGACCACCGATGACCTCCAGCCGTTCGTCGCCGTGACCGGCCACTACTCGACGCTCGCCCCAGCCCCGGAGAAGCCGGGTGTCTGCCGCGCCTGCTCCGGCCGCGGCGTCGTAGGTGACGGAAGAGTGATGATGACGTGCCAAGCGTGCAACGGAACGGGGAAGACGCCGGTCAGCGTGCTCGTGCCATGTAGGGATGGAAAATGCTCGACTCCAAGTACCGATCGCTGAAAGACTTCGTCGCCCGCAAAGGCGGTCTGCGTCTTGCCATGCACGGAGGGCTGCGCGATCAACTGGTCGAGCTTGCGGTCGCCGAGTTCCCCTACGACGCCCCCGAAGACCGCATGGTCGAGGTGCTCGCCGCCCGCTTGAAGCAAAGGTGCCGGAAGCAGTACGGGTCGATCATGGGCATGATCTTGATCGGCGTGATCGTCAATCTCTTGTCGCAGCTAATCGTGGAGTGGTGGAAGAAGAACCACTCGCACAAGGTTCTCATGTACGGGTGGCAGCGGTCTGCCAGGAGCGAGTGATGCCTCGTCGCGTTCCCACGTTCCGGCCCCCGTGGCTGGCCCGCAAGCGGGAGCCGCGCCCGAACGCCGCCGCCAGGGGCTACTGCACTCCCCAGTGGCAGCGCACCAGGCTCGCGGTGATCGCCCGTGACGCCGGCATCTGCCAGCTCTGCGGTCAGCTCGTCCGCGGCGAGAACGGCGAGGCGCATATCGACCACATCATTGAGAAGGCGCGCGGCGGCTCCGACGCCCTCCAGAATCTGCGGCTGGTGCATCGCTCGTGCCATTCAAAGCGGCACGCGAGCGAACAGTTTTAGCCGTTGCTTTCTTGCGTTTCTCGCGTGACGCAACGGCCTTGATGGCCGCCTCTGCGGCTTCTTCGTAAGACTCGATCCACCTGGGGTTGCCGATCCTCTTGCGATTTTGCTTCATCGTTTCAACGTCGGCGCGTTTCACGATCTTGACGCCGAAGAAGCAGAGTACGATGCCGAGGTGGCTGGCAAGCCGATAGCCCGTCGAGGGACTGACGCCGGCAAGGCCGCACGCTTCCGCAAGCGGGATGTATTCGTCTGTGTCTAGTTTCATGGTCTATCGTTTCGCCATACGGGATAATCGTTCCCACGGACGGGCATCATACTTACTTGATCACGGATAGGACAGCATCTATGAGCGAGCAGACCGCCCTTGCCAGAGTCGAGTCGGTGCCAAGCTCTTGACCGACTCTGACAAGGAGCAGACCGCGGATTATCTGGTTCCAGCGGTCGGGGGTCACGCCGTGGCCTCCTCGCGGACGATCGCCAGCTGCGCCGCCGTCCGGGCGCACTCGTCGGCCCGCAGGCGGATGGCCGTCGCGAACGCAGCCAGCTCCGTCGAGCACCGCGCCCAAGCGTCCGTCGCGGACTGGTGGATGCCCTCCACCGACGAGAGCACTCGCACGCGACCGTACTCCGGCTCGCGGACGATCCGGTGCTCGGCATCGACCACCACCGCCTCCGTGACCCATGCCTTCGGGGCATCGGCCAAATTGCCGGCCGAGGTGAATGACAGGTAGATCGTCTCTCCGTTGTGCAGAATCATCTTCGCGTCCTCCTTGGGTTTCCATGCACCGGGGCGGCAGGCCACACGCCTGACGCTTTTCCGGTAGCCTTATCTATCTATCGTCCGGTAGCCTTGTCAATCGTCACTCTTTCGCCGGCGTTTCTCGCGCCGCTTCGCCCGCCTCCGGGCCACCAGCTCATCGATGGCGGCCTGGGCCACCCGATCCATCGCCGCTCGAGCATCCTGCTCGGTGGCGATCCCGGTCTTGACCAACATCGTCAACCAGCCGGCCTCGTAAGGGGTCACTCTGTTTTTCATCTCTTCTCCCTTCGTTTTGATCAGCCAGTGTAAAAATAGTTCCCATCCACATCTTTCCCGATCAACATCCCGGCCCACAGTGACTCCGCTGCCGCCACGATTGCCTTGTCGGCCTTCCTCGCGTCCTTGTCTTGGCGTATCCACCGCGTAAGGCCGACGGCCGATGCGTGCCACTCTCGCTGCTCAGACAGCAAGTCGCAGATGGCTCGCTCGTCTGCCGACAGAGGGCGCAGCGGTCGCCCCTCCAGCGCGACAATAGGCTTCACCGCGTCCTCTAGCTTCTTTCTTCCCATCGTCCTATCCTCGTTTCGCCGCACGGGGTTTCTACGCTCCGGGGTGGCGGCGGGCCGCCGGGGCGCGGTGTTCAGTTCCTCTCCACGTTCGCCCTGACGGCGGCATCGGTGCCTTCGCCAAAGAATCGCACGTACTCGTCGCCGCCTCCGGTGCTTACCGTCCACTCGGTCGCCGCCGTCACGCCGCCGGGGTCGGAGATGCCGGCAGTCTCGCAGACACGCACCATCGCGCGCAGCGTCTCAAGGCAGAACCCGCCCTCATCGTGCGAAACCGCATCGATCAGTTCAGCCACAGCAGCCTTCAGGGCCGCGAGCTTCTCTTGGCACGTCATCGTCCTCTCCTCATGTTTCGCCGGCCGGGGCCGGCATGGTGAATTGAACTCTCGTTTCCACGGGCCGGGGTCAGGACTTCTCGCCGCAGCAGGCACACTTGCAGTCGCACGCAGACCGCGGCGATCGGGTCGCCCGAAGCATCTCGTCGTCGCTCATGCACGGCTCGTCGCCCTCGACGCACTGGGGGCAGTACGGCACGCCTGCCAGCCAGTACCAAGGCTCCGGCACGCCGGCAGCGGCGCGAGCCTTGCGAGCGTTCGCCCGCCAGGTCACGCCGGCGTCGTAGCTGTACCTACGCTTCAGCCCCGCCTGCGACACGATCCGCGGGATTCCGTATCCGTCCGTCTCGCTCCATGATTCTGTTGCCATCGCCATCGTCGCTCTCCTTGTATCTAGGGTTCTCTCGTCACCCGTGAAACATGGCACGGCCGTCGCCAATCTTTCGCATCCCGGCCCGCAGCACCGGCGGCTTGTAGCCGACGTACTCCAGTTGCCAGTGCCGCAACAGCGGCCCTGTCGCGTAGCACTTCATCTCGTAGGTGTGTTCGCCAAACAGCGTTCCGGTTTCGCCGTCTTGGTCAATGAACTGGATCATGTCCTTCGCGTCTGGAATGACCACGGCCCTTGCCGTCGTCCACGGGTATTCGTCTCCGTCCTTCGGGCCGCCGACAAACTTCACGGTTTCCACGTTCGCTTCCTCCGTCACTGTATTTCTGGATTATTGCACGTCACGCAATCTGCCCGAAATAGGCTACCCGCAAGAGAACCAGCGGATGAAGCGGACGGCGGAGCCGCCGCTTATCCTGCGTGTTATGGTTTCCACGATCCGAGCCACGTCGGCCCGCCCGTCGCCCCCGTCAGCGTTTCGCCGGCCGGGGGAACCAGGGCGGGTCGATTACAGCAACATTTCGTTGGTCACGACATACTCAGCGTCTAGCCGCTCCATCGCCCGCTCTGTCACCGCGTATTCGTGCCAGCCGGCCTTGCGTTGGCCGGCGGGCGTCAGCATCTCGGGCGTCAGCGTCCTCAAGTGACGGATGCCGCGACCTTTCAGCACCAATGGCGTGCTGACGTACCAGTGTCGCCCGTAGTGACTCAGGCTGGCCTCGATCTGCGAATCCGCCGGCCGCTGCTCGCCCATCTCCGGGTGATAGCCTTTCATCGTCCCTCTCCTTCCCCCGTCCGGGGGTCTGGTGAATCATCCTCAAATCGAACCGCCCAGGCAACGCGCCGGGGCGGCGGCCGGTCAGGCTGGGCAGTAGTCTCCGAAGTTATCCACGAACGAACCGATCTCCGCGTTCGCCAGGCCGATCGCGACGAGCCGGCGAGCCGACTCCATCGTGATGCAATCGTGCGACACGAGCAGGCCGGTGACGGCACTGCGGTGGTCATGCTCGCAGTAGCCGATCCAGTCGATCGTGGCGTCGATCGACTCCAGGTCGTCCAGGTAGTTGAACGTCCGCGGACTGATCGGGCATCGGCCCGCCACCGCACAATCTTCGTAAAACCGTTTCATCGCAGCCATGATCTCGTTTCCTCGTTCCGGGGTAATTCTCGTTTCCACGTTCGGGGCCGACGCGGCCCCTGCCATTTGTCGCGGCTGGTAGCATACTAGGCTATCGGTTTTCGGAAGGCAATAGCATTAGTTTTTGGCCTAGCAATCGACCCGTTCGATTGCGTCCGTGATGATTTCAAACTCGCCAGCCATCGACTCGTCCAGGCCGTTGTCGCGTATCACTGCCGCCGCCAGCTTCAAGGCCGCAAGCAACTCCGGCGCCGCCGCCAGCAGTGGCATGACAGCGTTATCGAGCGTGAATCCCGTTCTGCCGGAAGAACTGCCAGCGTAGCTGACTTCCAGCGTCAACTCATGGACAGGAAGTATGCCGTCAATGCGCCGCGGCAGGTCCGTCACGTCAATCGTCCGGCTTGATTTTTCCCAGTTGAATTTCATCGTCAAGG